TTCAGGCTACTAATTTAGTTAATTTAATTATAGCTAGGATGTATTTGGGAGACTTCGTTGAATACTTACACCACTATCGTATAGGCAATGGTTGTGCCATAGGAATTAATCCTTACTCGGAAGAATGGGAACGACTATATTGGCAATTGGCTCGAGATGGAAGAAAAGGAATTGATGGTGATTTCAGTGAGTTTGACGCTCATCAAGCCGCCATCATTCATCAGATGAATCTCAAGCATATAGTTGAACCTTACTATCAGGGAACAGAAGAAGAAGCTAGAGTGAGAAGAAACATTCTATTTTCAGTAACGCACTCTATCCACATAACTAATCCTGACTATTCTGTAGATGAAATTATCGAACTATTGACTGAACAAAACAATCGAATTCCTACTCAAGAAGAAGTTGTAGCTTATTTACAAAACAATCGAAGAGCTGGAGCTATAGTTTATCAATTGGAATCCGGAATGCCTTCAGGTAGTTACTTAACGGGACCTTTTAATTCGTTGTATAATGACACAAGTTGCAGAGTGGCCTTTGTGGTTGCTAGTAAAGAACCTGCGTGGCATGCTATGGATCTTTATGAGGATAACGTGGAACATGTGGATTTTGGAGATGATGGAGTCTTTTCAGTTACTGAAACTGTTGCACCTTACTTCAATCAGAATACAATGGCAGAAGCGTTCAAGGAACTAGATATGAAGTTCACTCCTGCAAGTAAAGACGAGTCTATACTGCCGGATACGCGACCAATTGATCAGTTGAGTTTCTTGAAGAGAACATTTCGTATGGAAAAAGATTTAGGACGTTGGTTAGCACCTTTAGATTTGGATACGATTCTTGAAATGCCTTATTGGACTAAAAGAAGTGTTGATGATGAACAGATAACAAGAGACAACGTAGATAATGCTCTTGAGGAATTAGCTTTACATGGTGAGCAAGTGTATCGCTATTATTCGGAAAAAATTATTGCCGCCAGTATAGATCGGTTACACTATACACCTCGCACGATTAACTATCACCCGAATTTGATGAGAGTTATTCATCGCGAGTACTACTAAGTAGCCACGTGCTCCATCACGTTAAACTGGGACTCAGCGTACTGATTACGGCACTTTAGATATCAGCACACCCAAATTCTAAGTGAACGCTTGCG